ACTTTCGGTCATCATCTGTAACCTCATGACACGCTGGAATAACCTCAAGGCCGTCATCCAGCATACCCCGTACAATATCAGGAGCATACCTCCACTCAACAGCGAAGGAATCACCCAACCATTGCCAAGATTCCAGACCAAGGTTCTCGTCCACCCATTCCCGACCGGCGTCGGACCTTGGTGTGAACATGATAACTGAACCCTCGTCATTGACTAGAATATCTGCCATTTATAACCCCACAAAATCATCAATAAGTTTGTCAAGAGCGGCCTTCTTCTTTGCAGAAGCGATGCGGTCGTGACTCGGGTTGTTAGCATGGTGATTCAACATGCAGTCGCCACAGAACTTCTCCTGACAGGCAGGGCAGTCTCTGTTGCTCTCTTTGCCACAACTCTTGCACTTGGGGACTTCCCACTGAGTGGCTACAACAGCCAGAGGAGCGAGAGCTTCCAAAGCCTCACCAGCCCCACTTGCAGCTTCACCAGCATCCCCTACTGAGCTACCCAAATCACCCAGCGACATGCCACCTGAGTTATTGTTGTCGCTACTTCCTGATTCAACCGTTTGATTGATGGGGAAGTCTTCCTCGGCAAGCTTGAGACCACCCATGACAGAAGCGGTCGCCGCTGCTGGAACGGGGTGGGATGGGACTTCAACCTTCTTCTGTTCCTTACCGATGTTTTGCATGACTTCGATGAAGGTATTAACCTCCTCATCGTGCAAATTATGGGTGACATAGGTGTCGATCAGCTTAGGTAGGTTAGAGAACAAGACTTTGAACCAAGCGTGAGATTTGGTAATCCCTATCTCTTCTTTCCACTCGTCATAAAGAGTGGGAATATTGAAGATAATGGGCTCCCCATCTTCCCCTATTTGTTTAACCTGATTCTTCAAACCAGAACTGGGTAAATCACCTTCCCTTAGATGGGCATAAAGGACATTGAACAAAGCCACGTACTGAGCCACTGTTTCTTTGCGAAACCTATCTGAGAGGTATTTTACAAACCCCCGAAGGAAGGTCTGCACATCAACATCAGAATCAATCGCATCGTATGCTTGAGTGCCAGTAGCGTGCTCCTCGGTGTCAAGGGTATTGATGTCCTCACCCTCATGACCAGCCGTTCCCTCACTGAACATGGAGTTGGCGTCATCTTGAAAGATGACCTGTTTAATGTAGCTATTCGCTTTGCCAATATACCAAATGAAGTTTTGAAGTAGAAAGGCATTGACCTGCTTCTCCAAGGGCAGTGCTTGAACATGAGGGGGAAACTTGGCGATAGCTGTATTGAAGTTGGAAAGGATGCTGCGTTCCACGAGCAACTTGATAATGAGGTGGTGAAGCGCCTCGTCCTGAACCTCAGGGTCTTTGGAAACCAGTCGGGGAGTAACTGTGGTTTGCAACATCTTTGACCAATCCATGGCGGGGTCTACTGGTAGCCCTGCGGCACGAATGTACTCTTTGACATAGAGGTCAAAGTCTTTGTTATAGGCAACAACCCAACGCATCCATGATGCGAAGCGTGCGAGGGCTGGGCTGATGGGACGGAGGTTAACCGGGGTGGGTACACTTGTACCTTGCAGGTTAGCTAGACGGATATGTGTTTCTCCACCACATGCGATTTTAGACATGCAGCGATATACCCCACCGTCGATGGTGTGAACGATAGAACCAGCACGAATAAGAGAGGAGAACTTAGAGTTTGGCATATTCCCAATCTTTCTCTCGAAACTTCTTACCCTGACGTATAGCAAATGAGAGGTTACTCCCCTTTTTCAGCCCAAATGAAGCCACGGCCAAGTTAACCGAATCAAACGTCTCTCCCGTGTTGATGCATCTAACTTTTCTACTTCGAGGAGATGCTAACCCTGTTTTTGTAGCCTGTAGCTTTGACTGGTCTGCTCTACGTTGGGGTGTCCACCATTCCTGATGACTTCGGGTCTGTAAAGCACAATAATCGGGGTCGCTCCAGAATCTCTTTGAGTGACCCGATTTCCACTTTTTCCACTCTTCAGGCATTTTGAAACCAGAAGTGCCCTCGCCACCAATAGTCATGTTGTAACCCAACACAGGATTATTGGACTGATACAGAGATATGTACTTCTTCTCCATATCAGCGAGTTCTTCACCTGTCCCCGCCCTATCTATGACTTCCACTTTGAATGCGTCAAAACCATACTTACGCAAGGCTCTGTGAAAATAGTAAGGGCTACCCTTCTTGGCGGCAGACTTATGCAGCCGCCAACGATGGTCAACAGTAGGGTGACTCCATTTACCTATGTAAACTTTGTCATTTACCGTATTTGTCACACGGTAGATAAGCATTTACATGGGCCTTCAGTCTTGGATGGGGTCATTTTCTGCGAAGTCGGACTTAGAGTCTTCCGCCATAACCGACTTCAAGGTTTCAAGGTAGGATTGGTGGTCTTCGAAGGCTTGTGGTGCGTTAATAATTCCCTTGTCATCCGCCGCTGCGACCTTGATACCAGCCTTGGTGAGTTCTGAAGCGAAGAGTGAGTTCATCGCATCAGCGTCGATTTTTGCAATTTTGTTAGCCATTTGGGGTTCTCCTATTTGAACCTACATACAGAGAGAATGATATTCAGTTTTTACGTTACAGTGACTGTTTCTATTGAAGACATAACCCCCCCAGCTAAGGTCTCTGCCAGCATGAGGATGTTTGTTGTCACAGAAAAACCTGAGGTGATTGTGTATGACCCTGAACTCAAACTAGTGGTTATAACCCCCGAGGAGAAAGGAAGGTCAACTCCGTTATTCGCAAGAAACTGAATAGAAAGCGCATTTGTTGTAGTCCAAGTGAGAACTATCTCAGTGGCAGAGGCAACGGGGTTGGGGGCTATAGTGAAGCTGAGGGTTGTTGAAGGAGGAAGGACATCTCCACTGGAACTATAACTACCTAAAAGAGCAAACCCCGGCAACACTTGCGATGACTGGAAGGGTGGGTTAGGCATGTGATGTATGACCTGAACTACGCCCTGCAAATTGATGCTCTGATTCATGTAAAGTAGGTAACGAACATTATTGGTATGCGTGCTATTATTGTCGAACGTGAAGCTACTTATAGGGATCAATGCCCCATCCACATAGACTTCCAAATCTCGACGCGGGTCAAATGAGACCAGCGGTCCTGCTTGCGTAAACGGACCAGTGTAAGTTCCTAAAATCCATTGAATCCTATTAGGGTAAGGAGCATTAGTTTCAACACGCATATTAGACATCGGTGCCCTCCGCCACAGCATCCAATAAAGAAGCTTCTAGTGAAGTCTGCTTCCTTCGTTTTTTCATGTCGTCAAGGAATTGCTTTGTTCTCTCAGTAGACCTCTCCACCTTCTCACGAGTAGCATCCAATGCTTCGATCAATTCTTCATCCGTTGGTACCTTGTGCCCATGATCCTGCTTCTCTTCCTCAGCTTCATACGGTAGCCCTTTATGCAAGTGGGGCTGGTGTTTAATCTTCTTGTGTTGTTCCTCACGAAGCTTCTGCTCTTCATTCTCAGTGAGGGCGGTCAAGTCTTCCTCATCCTCCGGCTCCTCCTTAGTGATGTCCTCGTACTTAGTGGTTTCTACCACGGGAATATCTGTAGCGGGTTCATCACGGCTAACAACATCCGGGGCATCCTCAGTCTCTTTCTGTTTGACCTTATCGAGAGTTTTGTCGCCTTCCTGTTGCTGACGAAGAGCATCGAGCAGCTTACGCTGAATCTCCTTATTCTTCATCTTGCGGATGCGTTTTATTTCCTGACGCTTTTTCATTTCATCCTGACGTTTCTTCAGGCGGTCGGGACTTTCAGGAGTTTCCTTCTGTTTCAACTGCTCCTTGTTTTTACGGACTTCTATCTCACGAACGATGTTGATGATGTTGTGCTGGACAGAGGGGATAATCCTTTCTAGGACAGCCTTGCAGTGCTTGCAGATAACGAAGTTGCCACGCAGGTCGAGGCGCTCAGTTGGAGCTACAAGTTCCGGGCGAGGCTTGCCGAGAAGGCCATCACGCTGGTGCAGGTTCCACTGAGCCCCCCAGTAGAGAAACGCAGGGCATGAACAGTTCAATTGCACATCGAGGTCATTGGCGTTCTGTGTATCCTGAACTTGAGACACATCGAACTTGACACGCACGTCGTGCCCTTCCGGGGAGGAGTACGACTCGCGACACTTCACATTGTAATGAAGAAACAGTTCCTTGGGGTTTGAATCGAGGAGAGTAGCATCGCAGGATGGACGACGCTTCACACTAAAACTGTTGGTCTGGCTAACCAATTCAGGAACTGAAATAGCTACTTTGGTGTGAGGGGCAGACAGGGAGCCCAAACGAATCGTAAGGAAGCCGACCTTCTTACCGACAGGCATGTATGCCTGAATGTCTTTGTCGCCACGGAACGATGCAGCCATCGCCCGATGATTGCCGTCCAGAATGTTATATCTGCTGTCAAGAACAATCGGAGGGAAGGGGGTTTTCAATTCAGCGTAGTCTTCTGCCAGCATCTCATCTGTACCACTGGGAACTGTGTTGATGAGCTTACTCAGAGGCACGCGGACAAGCTTGAAGCTGCCACTAATGAAAACAGGATTGTCCCAATCGGTATCCATATACTCCAGTTCATCCGGATGGACACGACCGAAATGGAGTTTAGTCATGTATTTCTTAAGCCACTCTGCGGTAACCTGTGATGGATACGATTTCGCCATTGAACCTAAAACGCCTCTATCTAGGAAGACCATAGCTCGAAAGGTACTCCCGTGCTTTGTTCTCCCAATCATCTACTGTTTCTAGTCGCTCAAGAGCCGAGTTACAGCGGCCACAAAGAAGCCCCCGTATGCATTTCCCGCAGGACGCGAGACAAGATTACCTACCCTTTTGGTTATATGGTTTTGACGAGAGGTTCATCCGCTTCAATCTTTTCCACCTTTGATGGCTCTAACTCTGACTTAACCTCCGGCTTTACAACCGGAGCCGCTTTCTTGGGCTCTGCGGTGCGTACAGGGGGCTTCTCAGGTATTGGGAGGGGCTCAGGAGCCGCGACTACCGCAGGAAGCACCTCGGCCTTGATAGGCTCAATGAATTTGTTCTTCAGGAAAGCGTCGATTCCGATGGAAGTTTGCTTAACCACCTTCACAATCTGCCCATTACGGTACACGGTCAGGCGGTTCTGGTTCGCCACATCATGCACCAATAAATCACCGGGGCGAATGTAGAACTCAAAGTCCACGAAGTTGATCGTAGTTTTAGCTAGGTAAGATTTTATCATGGGCTACAGACGCGCCTCCTCAGACACTAATACTCAATAAAGGGGCAGATATTGGGTAACTTACAAGGGAAGAGAATACCGTTTCTTTCCACTGTCCCAAATCCGATACCAACCATTTGTTTTTGCTTCTTCCCTTTCATCCATACCCGCTTTAACTCGTAGGGCATACTTGGACACACGACGACCGTTACGTGTATACCCATAGTCAGGAGGCAGATGTTGCTCCAACACAAACCCCTGTTTAGAGTACATATCTCCCTGATGCCATCTATTATCGCTGAATGTAACAATGCGCCTAAACCCTAAATTACGCAAAATCGGCTTAGCCAGATTCAAGGCGCTTTCGTGTGGGTTCCAAGCTCTATACTCGTGATTCCAACAAGCCCTATGCCATAACACAGTGCCCTCTTCCCTCTTCATAAATACCCACGCCCCTATCACTTCTCGTGATGTCGGATGTCGTGCAACCACGATTGTCGAACCTCCGGCTGACCCCAAATAGTGATGTTTATCCAAAAAATCAGTCACTTCAAAAGAAGTGGTCTCTATCGAGAAAACGGGTTTAACCCTCTTCCCTTTCACTCCTGATAACATACGCAAATATTGAGTTACAACCCCCCTGCGGTCTCTCCATTCATCCTCGTACACTTGAAAGAGGCGTATGTTATTAGTCATACACAGTTTGTACTTTTCGTAGTCCAGTCTTTTTCTATATCTTTCTGAATGCCACACGAGCCCGTGATACTCAATGGCGGTCAAAATAGAAGGAATCCAAATATCTACGGACATCCGGGTCGAGATGTTAAGTTGAGACAAACTAACATTGAATTGAGCGTCGGGAAACAGGGTTAAAACTTCCTGATAAATCTCTCCCGCTGGTGAGTTTTCTGAAACACCCATCTGAGCGCAACCACATGAATTGGTCGATCCCTGTACAAGTGAATCCCCGTATACCTTATGGACGCTTCCACAGTCACATTTACAGAACCACCTATACTTACCCCCTTGTCCAATGTCAGCAACGTGTGTAACTTCAAGCAGCCCGAACCGTTTACCTTTCAAATCTACAAAATTAGCTTGACTTGTTCGTTCCCGCATCAAACAACCACAAGAACTTGTGTGACCACTTAATAAATGACAAGCAGCAACTACACTGAAGGTCTCGCAAGCGCAGATACATTTCCAAAACTTCCTACCTTTAGATTCTGTGTGATCTAAAGACACCACAGTGAGGCGTCCGAATTTTCTCCCTAACAAATCTACCTGACGCCTTGCACGAGACACTTCCTTGTTTCTACAACCGCAAGAGGTGGTTCTACCGGCAAGTACACTAGAAAAGGCGATTTCTTTGGTGTTCCCACAATCACATAAAAACCTAAATTTCTTTAATGTCTGATTGAATTGTTCAGGAAGCACTTGGGCAGGATCAAGACGAAGCCTACTCCATTTTTGTTCCAGCCAATATTGATAGGGTTTCATGGTTTCAATCATCTAATACTAAAAAAGCGGTGACTTTCGTCACCGCTTTTTGTTAAATCAATGGAACTAACTGCTTAGTTCTCACCAATGTTGGATGCGGAGTTGTAACGACCAGTGACGGTCAAACGCTGCACACCTGACGGGTTAAACACGAGGAAGCCCAAGTTCTCGAAGATCGAGAAGCCAATCTGACGGAGGTCAGGACGGTCGGCGCTCATGACGGTCAGCGGGATACGCTCAGGGATAACGCCAAGGAACTCTGCGTCGGCCAAGATGTATACGCAACCGTAACCAATCTTACGGGACTGGAGCAATGTTGCGCCCCACAGGTAACCCATAACACCAGTCTTGAGCAGCTTACGCTGGGTTTCGCGGTCGATGTTCTGCTGCGTCCACTTCAACAAGTCCGTATAATCGCGGGGGTTGAAGAACAGGAAAGCAACCGACAAGTCGTGACGCTGAACCTGACCGAAACCATCAGCAAGGCTGTTGATGTCGATAGGAGCAGAAATCGCGATGTCTACGTTGTAGACTGGGTCGCTGGTGGTCTTACTAGCAGCAGCCGCAGCAACAGCGTCGAACAGGGTGAAGACGTAGCCGTCTTCGGCAGCGCCCACTTCGGCCTTCGCGAGGTTCAAAGAACGGGCGACCAAATCGAAGCGGCGTTCCTTAATCTGCGTGATCGGAATCATGGGGTTGGATACGATTTCGAAAGTCGGAACCGTAACACGCTTTGGCTTTGTTACACGGACGATGTCGCCGCCTTCTTCACCAACGACGAAGGCTTCAACGAATGAGCCACCGGGGGTCGAGCCCACGGTCATGGCAGCAGTGTCAAATTCCTTATCGTAGATGGGCAGGGCTCCATCGGGTAGAGTTTCAACCATCAACGCCTTACGAGCAATGCTCATATAGTCGCGACGACGGCGCAATGACGGTCCGAGAGAAGCAGCGAGCTTCTGACGACCACCGGCTGTCTTAAGCAGTTGACCAAGCATTGCAGTCTGCTGCTGTGTGCGAGATAGGTTTGCCATATTCTTTTTCCTTTTCTCTCTTAGAGCAGTGACGCAACACCAAGCCAAGGCTCAGCAGTGGTAGGAACGTGGGTGCAGATACCAGCAGCCGGGTTACCGGACACGGTGCCCTTGAGAGCAGACGAGGTATAAAACCCAATGTTCGAGTGAGTGGTGCCGCCGCAGTAGACGTAAGTACCGATGACGAACGTCGCGTTTGCGTCGTAGGCTTCCGAGTTAATGTTGCCCTGCCAGAGAGCGCGGACAATCGGAGCCTTCTTGGAACCCGAAGGGCCAATCGCACCGGAAAACTCGCCGGGGCCATTGATGAGGGTGCCAAATGGAAGATAGGTGTCGGCATCACACGGGGAGATAGCAGCTTCGACCGAGGTGAAGTTTGCAGGAACTGCCAACTTCACGATCTTGCCACCAAGGTACCCAGCAGCCGTCAGCGTTTGCTGGTCGGTACCGGGGTCGCCCGTGAGAACAACGTCAGGAGACCACTGTGAGTCATTCTGACCATAATACTGGAGCTTAAGAGCCATAGTATTGTTTCTCCATGTAGAAGTTTTTATTTGTCACCCCCACCCAATTCTTAGTCGAGGAGACGACCGTGAACTATAGGTGAGGCAGACACTTCGTACATAGAGAGGAATGAGTAGTGTAGAAGTTCATTCACTTGCGATGTATTTTTTCAGCTTAGCTTTTAATTTGAACATAAATTACTAAATTAAAAGCCCCCGGTTTTGGCCGGGGGCTTTTGGTTGTATGTAGTGTAATGTAAGTTAATCCTCATCCCGACCGAACAACGCCTCACCAATATCAAAGCGAGAAGGTTGCTTGTTGTCAGAGGCTGTGGTGGTCTTAATCTTCTTCAACACAGCGGCCTTGGGCTTCTCCAGCTTGTTAGTGCTGTCCTGAGGAGTGCGCTTTGCACCCTGTGTCTCAGGAGTGATGTCCTTGATGGTTTCCGCCCACAGAGTATCTGAATGGTCAGACTCGGTGTCACGGTCATCGCTTGCGGCCTCGTCCTGCTTGAAGTGCTCAGCAGCCTCGCTGAAAGACTCAACAACATCCATACCAGCTACCTGCTCAGCGGTCTTGAAACCGGCGATAAGAGAAGCGAGTGGGTCACCGTCAGCACCCTGCATGGAGAACATGCTATGCATATCGGCCATACCATCGTCATCCAGTGAAGCTTCAAGTGAAGATGCAGCGGATGGTGTAAAGAAGTCGTCCTCTTCACCAGCTTGCTTCTCGTCGCCTTCGTTGGCAAGAGACGCAGCCTTTTCTTCCATGTCGCCCTCATCGAACACCTTGGCGAAGTCTAGCTCATGCTCATGCTCATGCTCGTCGCCATCGCCCTCAAGTCCACCTTCAAGACCTTCCTCTTCACCTTCAAGGTCTTCCAGACCCTCAAAGCCGCTCTCGGAACCGTCAAGCTTAGCAAGGTCAAGCTCTTCGTCACGTTCAACGTTGAGTTCTTCCTCGATAGCGTGGATAGCCTGTTGTGCTTCGTCAATCTTCTCTTCGAGAACCTGCTTCTTTTCATCCGTCAGAATCTCGGTGGCCTCAGCTTCGGGGTTGTCCTCAACAGGGGGTAGTTCACCCATGGGGGATTCCTCAACTGGAGCCTCATCTTCTACTGGAGCATCGTCAACGGGTGCCTCAGCAGGAGCTTCAGGAGCCGGGGCTCCGCCTTCAGCCGGTGGGAATTCGGCCTTCTTCACGCCAGCCTTCTTACCCTTGCAGTCCTTGTTGGTGCAGCCAGTGCAATCCTTGCCAACGCAAGCCTTCTTGGCACCAGCGTTCTTGCCATCAGACAGGTTCTGAGTCTGACCGGGCTTCTCGCCAGCATCTGGACGATCACCAGCCTTGGAAGCGTCGATTTGCTTTGGCTCAGAGTTGTGACGGCCATCATCGTACTTGTCAGGCTGAGGGCCGGATTCCTTGCGGTCATCGGCTACCTTGCCAGCGGACTTGGCATCACCCTTCAATTCGCTCTCGACTGACTTCTTCTCAGCGTTGAGAACAGACGGGTCTTCCAACAGATCGTTCAACTCAACCTTGTGAACTTCCTTGAAAGTCTCAGCAAGCTTGGTGTTGTGGGCATTGATAGCAGTCTGACGAAGTGCCGCCGTGAGCACTTGCGTAGAGTTGGTTAGGAGAGAAGCTGCGAAAGCCTTCTTCACCGCGTCCGGAGCCGTGGGGAGCATTGTCTTGGCGATAGTCCACGCGGATGCCACACGGGTCTTGGCCTCCTTAGTAATCGCCTCCCGCTTGTTCTTAGCCTCGGCAAGCTTCTCCTTCAATGAGGATGTGGGCTTGGTAGGTTGATTTGCCATGTGAGTATCGCCTTTCTTCAAGTCAGAGGGATTTTTAGACCCCTTCTTATCTTGGAGTCCATAGTTAGTTTTTTCGTTGATTTTTGAGTTTTTAGTGCTTGCCATCGGTGGAGCAAGAGGTTCTGGTTCAGCCGGGGGAGCGTCAGGTGCCGCTTCGGGCGTTGGCTCTATGGCTGGTTCATCAAGTGATGGCTCGATAGACGCATCTGCCGGAATATCAGGAGTTGGAGGAAGAAGGGGAGCGTCCGGTATCTCAGGTGAGAGAGGGGCCGAAGGAAGCGAGGGTGCTCCCAATGGATCAGATGATGCTCCGTCCGCAATGTTCGAAAACTGTTGGTCGAGAGAGTTTAGCTCGGATTGGATATCATCACTCCAACCACTGCCCTTAAACTTTTCCCACTCGGAGATAAGCTGCACTCGTTCACGCATCGAGCGAATCTCTTGTTCGAGTTCCTCACGCTTATCGGAGAGGAGGTTAAACTGTTCACCCACACCCGTGTCCATCATGTCCATGGGAGCGGAGGCGTCGAGGTCGGCGAACTCTTCATCCAATGCATCCAACTCAGCGAACTTCTGCTTTAAGTTAGCAATGACCTGAAGAATTGCCTTGTCTGCTGCTTCTTTTGTTATGTTAGCCATAGTCTGTTTTCCTTCTTTACTAGCTATCCGACCCCAGAAAGGCAGTGTAGATTTACTTCTCTCAATAATTTGATGAGCCCTATCCACATCTCCGGTTCGTTCAGCCTCAAGGGCAGCAGGAGGTAGAATGTAACACTCGTGACCTACTGGTTTTCCAGTGGTTAGGTCATGACCTTGATTACAATAACTGGTTTGGTAAATATTAGCCATTAGCGTAAATCTCCATTCCCTATAAAGGTTCTCGTAGTGTGGTATTTAACAACTCGACTTATCCACGCTACAAATTTCTCGTACCCCATGCGACCCGAAAGTCATTATCTTAGTAAGCCACCTTCCAAATCTGAACTCATTAGTGCTTCACCGACATCAACTGCGGAAGCCGCTTTTGCAAAGGCACCAAAACTAGCTGCTTTGCGCGTATAAGGTGTCTTCGGACCTACCCATTCGTCAGCCACGATAGACCGCTTGGCTGCACCGGGGAAAGCCGGGGTTGCTACCCAAGACGCTTCCACGAATTTCACACCACCGTTAGGTAATGACTTGTGGCCGCACAATTCGGCGACACGACGTGAGATACCGTCGTCATCCACAAGGAATGTTCCCTTGTTGAAATTCAAGTGGTGACAATACGTGCTCTGGTCGGTGACACGGGCTCCGCAGAAAGAACAGATAACCAAATCGGTCACACAACCCATGGAAAGATAACGAACATTACCGCCACGAATATCGTGAACTAGCTTATCGTGAGCGAGGTCGGTGGCAACAAGGATGTCGCAAAAGTAAACCCAGCACTCCGGACCGGCGATTTGAATCTTGCGGAGGACAGCATCAAGGATGTGCCCCTTCGCGTACTTGGAATTCTGGAAGTGCTCGACAAAGTTGAAAGCACCAACGAAGGAGCGGTGAGAGAGTTTGAGTGTACTGTTCTCCCACGCATCATCATTGTTATTGACGAGATGTGAACACTCCGGTTTGATAAGATAGTCAAACGGGTCGGCCTCTGTCATCACCGAGGCCATAATTGTGCAATGACTAAGCAAGTAGCGGCTTGAGTCGGCTGAGATTTTATTGAATGCGGCGGTCTTGCGTCCGAACGTATGGATACCATACATTTTACCCCAATCTGACATGCTCAGAGTGGGCTCTTTGAGTTCCGCATTGGCTACTTTAGTGAATGGCATAAGCTTCTATAAATACAGTCCTATAGTGCGAAAAAACATCCGCACGCGATGCATTCCATCAAGCTGCCGTCCTCAGCGGTTGAATCTTCCACCTTTTTTGCCTCAGGCGAATGACAAGCTGGACAGACCAGATTGACGCCTTCTTCAGTCTGCACGGCTACTTTACTCGCCTTAATGCCAAGTTCTTGCAACCACTTTTTGTCCTTATCTGTAGTGCGGAATCGCTTCTTAGGCTTTGACGCCGCTGTTGTACGCATCCGTTCCTGCATAGCCATCGCTTCCTCTTCAGGAACGCCAGCAGCTTCCAGTAGTTCAACATCATCTGGTTCAATATATTGAACCAGACTCTCTAGCTCCGTCTGTTCACCTTGACTGATACATTCGGCTCTCAGTTGACTCCTCAGGTACTCCAAACGTTCCTGAGGAGTGTTGGCTACTTCTGAATTTCCCAACGGCTTGCCATACAGAGTACCCAAGGCTCCATCGTCTTCATCATCTTCATCATCCTCATCATCCTCATCATCCTCATCATCCTCATCATCCTCATCATCCTCATCATCCTCATCATCCTCATCATCCTCATCATCTTCAACCCAAGCTTTCTTATCCGAAGACAATGTTTGCTTCAACAACTCCTGTTGAGCCGTGGGAGCGACTGGTTGTACTGGCTGACTTTGAGGTTGTACTGGCTGCTGCGGTGTCGTAGGAGCCGGTGAAGGATTATTGCCAACACCTTCCATAACCTCAGCCTGTGCAGTCTCATCAATATGGCGACGCATATCATCGCGAGGTGGTAACGAAGTGGGGGACTCCTTGATAGGCACCGCAGCCTTCACAACGGTTCCAACAGAAGGAGCAAACTCTTCCACCGCGTCTACAACATCATTCTGTATCTTCACACCCGAAGACTTCAGAGCTTGGAGTACCTGACTCAATTGTTGCTGAGTCAGGTTGCCAGCTTCCTGAGGCGCACCTTGTGCCTCATCATGAAGCTGTTGCGGTCCTTTGTTCTGCGTCTGTACAGGCGGGACTGGGTTTGGCATCGGTGCGGTCGGGCTTGGATTAACATCTGTAGGCTTTGGAGCCGTGGGGGTGCCACCAAGCGGTGTACCAGCCCCATAGGACTTCGTGTCAGCTTGTTTAAAACGAGAGACTTCCTCATGAGTTAGCTCTTCCTGCTCATTTTTAACGGCCTCGTCCTGTGCGGCATCAGCAACAACGATCCTACCTGAGGCTGTACGGTATACCTCGAAATCTCCATCACTCTCTTTAAAGAAGGTGGCGTCCTCGACCGTAGGTGCTTCAAGAGCACCGGGCACAACTGTATTGGTTAGATCATTGATAGTTCCACCGTGACCGATGCAGTCCCCGCTCTCGCAAGCGACACAATGCATTTTCGAGGTTTTCAAAGCTGTCTTAGGCGCTTTGATGGTCTTCAAATACTGCACAGGAATTGGCTCAAGGACGAGCATGGCATAAGCAGTTGGAATCGCCTTGTATTTAAATCTCCGCAAATCCCTATTTGTAATGCACAAAATCTGGTCACCAAAAAGGGCGGCATCCTCTACATGAGAAGCAAACCAAATACCAGCGGGATATTCCTCATCCACAACTCGGGGCTCAAGTCGTCCAGATTTAAGAATACTCTCCAACTTTGACGTACCGTGATACCACATCTGCGTGGCGGAGGCCAGCAAGCTACCGGGAACGGATGCGTTCAACGCGCCTTGCTCGACCTCGGTGCCCTTGCCCATCATCTTGCCATTTTGTGTTGTGTATTCTTGTTCGGGATGCTTCTCTTGATCGATAGTTTCGAGCATGGCATCGAGAGCCACCTTGAGGGAAGAGAGGCGAGGAGTTTTAAATAGCGGGTTTTTTAGACTAGACACTCGTATACCGTCTCTCTTAGCTTCTTCATCTGATTCTGGTCTCTTGAACAACCGTTGTACCCTGCGGCTTCTTTAACCACCGAGGCAAGGATTGAGCTAAATTTTAGGAGGGGGTTTTTCAGATTGGGCATTCACAACCTCAGTATAGGTTGAGCCCCCAGCTATTCACCGAGGGCTCGAAACCTTAGCTGATGCTATAGAGGAGCGAAGCACCAGTTGTATCATTTGGACTCAGGCCGCTGTCGAGGAACTCACCGTACACGCTACCAGAGATGTCAAAAAGGTCCGTGACCATAACAGTGCAATTTTCAGTCACAGCCGCTGTTTCAATAGCATAACCAGTGTTATAGCTACTCATCCAGCATCCTTCATACACAGTTGCCACAGCGTAAAGGCCGGGGTTGCCTGTGTTGTTGAGACCGCCTTCGTTCGGGATGTCGGCCAATGTGGCCTGACCAAGATTCGAGTCGGTGTTGGCAAGTTCGGAGAAGACAATTTCAGTCTTGATGTCGAACGGCCATTTGTGGTGACGGATAGAACGAACCGCACCGCTGACGCCAGCCTTGTAACCAAGAACCTGCATGAGGTTTGCAAGGTACAAACAAGTACGGGCAATGGTTAGCTGCATCGGCTCTGTCACGCCGGGAACGAGTTCTGCCACTTGGTCACCATAACCAAGACCGCGAATCGTTTCAACGTTCTTCGTCTCTGAAAGTTCAAAGGACGAGGTGACGCCAAGCTTCACGAACTTACCCACGTCAACAACGTCAGTAAAAATCTTGAAGCGAGACGAGATGACAGATTCAGTCTGTGCGCTCGTACCCTGCTGGTAGATGTATCCCCCTTGGGCCATGTCTAATTCTCCTTAGCCGTAATCGGCTGTTCAAATGAAGTAACGCATAGTCTGGAAGTTGGTAAATACATATCCGTATTCCGAATTAGATAAACCCCACGATCAAACCAAGCCATACACTTACTTAACTTCTTCGTCGTCGTCTTCTTCATCCTCAGCCGCGAGAGCCAATCCAAAGAGAACCGAGGAACTCTTCTTTTTGTTCTTGTCCTTAACTTCAAGAGCTTGTTCTTCTGCTTCTTCCTGCATACGCTGCTTATTCAACGCCTTTGAAGCCTCACCAAGCAGGTTGTATGCCCGATAAATCGCTTCAACTCCCTCACGAACAGGACGAGAGCCGAGAGCCTCTGTGACTGGCTTTGCTTCAAAGTAGAGGCGCTTGAGTTCATTTTCCAACCTCTCAACCAACTTAAGAGCTTTGGCGGCGGTCATGTCACCAGCGGCAATTTTAGCAGCAGTCTTATTTCCACGTCCCTGAATAAGATCAACCAGTTGTTCCAACCTATTCCATTGTTCGGAGGTCGGCTCAGTCCCAGCGAGAATAGTCTTGATGGCCGCGAAGACCTCACTCAAAAACCCCGCCTCTTTAATAAAAGCGAACTTTGAGGGAAGCTCAGTCGCTGGACGCTTGATGCCGGTGTTGTCTTCCAGCTTGCTGTGAGCTTCGCCAATCTCAGGAGTGCGACCACCATCTTCCTTGATGGTGAATGTGTCCTTATCGGTCACAAACCATGCACCACCTTGAGAGGTGGCGACCTTGGTGTTACCATCTTCATCAGCAGCGATGACCAACCCACCCATAATCGAGGCGGCAAGAGGTAGAGGTGCAGCGGCAGGGGATGCGGCTGG